ATCAGTAAGTCTCAATTCATCAATTGATGTTGTTGAGACAACAGCATTCGGAACTTCAGGCGCACGTTCACGCATCGGAGGTCTTGCAGATAACTCAATCACCCTTGAATTTCATCAGGACTACGCTTCAGGTTCAATTGAAGCGACTGTCTATCCGCTACTCGGCACCACAACCACAGTTGTTGTGAAGCCTAATGGTGGAACAACAAGCGCAACAAATCCGTCGTATACCTGCACCGCGCTTGTCTCAGAGTGGACACCTCTCAATGGCGCAGTTGGCGAATTGGCAACCGCATCAGTGACTTGGCCTGTAAGCGGCGCAGTCACAAAGGCAACTGCATAGTTCATGGCAAAAATCGTTCTCACCAACGCTTTCATTTCTCTCGCTGGTGTGGACATTTCTTCCTTTGCTCGATCCGTCACTATCTCCACCACCTATGAAACGATTGACACAACAAAGGTCGGGGATAGTGACAGGTCAGTAATTGCCGGAGTCGCAACTAATAGCATCACCTTAGACCTAATGCAGGACTTTGCGAGCAGTCAACTTGAACAGTTGATTTATCCGACAAACGCCACAAAGAAACTTGGAACGACTGTGGCGATGGAAGTTCGACCACAGAACACAACTGTTTCGGCTACGAATCCGAAATATACTTTCAACGCGGTCATCACATCTTGGTCGTCAATCAATGCCGCCGTCGGCGCATTGTCAACGATTCAAGTGACATGGCCCATTTCAGGTGCAATTTCAAAAGCAACTTCTTAACAGGGGGAAAAATGGACGGCTTAAAAGTAAAAGTAAAACTCACAGATGGGTTTGAAGATGCATTTTCTTTACGACCACGCATCATTGTTGAGTTTGAGCAAAAGTATGGCAAAGGCCTTGCCAAGCTGATTGGTGAGGAACAGAAATTAGAACATATTTACTATTTGGCTTGGTTAGCACTTCGCGCCAATGGCAAAGTAGTCAAGCCATTCGGCAATGACTTCCTTGACACATTGGACAGCGTTACCTTGACAACAGACCCTTCTTCCGAATCCACAGAGACTCACTGAGCTATAACATAGCCGCCGTCTCTGTGGAGACTGGTTTGCCCATCGCTGATTTATTAGATGCGCCTGATGGTGTATTGGAAGCGGTGTTTGCCTACATTAAAGAACGAGCGAGATTGCGAGGCGCGAATTGAAGGTTCCCCAATACACAGTGACGATGCAAGGTTTGTCGGAAACTGTGACTGCATTGGAGCGATTCGCGCCCGATCTCAAGCGCGCTCTTGATAAAGAAATCAAAGGCGTTCTTTCAACAGTAGTCTCAGAGGCACGCGATTATCTCCCCTTCGATGTTCGACCTTCAGGTTGGCAACGAGCAAATGTTGGTGGAGGCCTTATTGGGCCATTGCCACAGGGAGAAAAACGCGGGCCTTCTTTTCCTGTCTATGATGGCGCAAAAGCAAAAGCAGGAATCAAGTCTGTTGCGCCAACAAGTAAGAAAAATTCAACAGGTTTCAAAAATGCTTATGGTGTCATTCAGCGCGATGCGGCAGGTGCAATCTTTGAAACTGCTGGTCGAGGCTCTCGTGCCTCACGAGCAAGAACACGTGCTTCGCGTTCAACTAATCCGAACGCTTCACAACAATTCATTGAAACAGTTGAGAAGTATTATGGCGTAATTCCTACCGCACAACATTCAGGAAATGACAAAGGCCGCGCACTCATCAAGGCAGTTGATAACAACAAGAAGTCTGCGCAAGCAGGTATCTTTAGAGCCATTGAAAGCGCGGAAAAGAAGGCGCAGGCTCGTATGGATGCGCAGTTGAAGAAGCGAGGTGTCTAGTGGCAATCCTTGAACGGATCGTAACGGTCTACAATGACAAGGGTTCCAAAGAGGCACTCAAAGACCTCAGAAAACTTGAAGAGTCTTTTGCTAACGCGGGCAAAACAATCGCCAAGGCTTTTGGTGTTGCGGCAGCAGCGACAGCAGCGTTGGCCGTCAAAATTGGCAAAGATGCAGTTCAAGGTGCGATTGAGGATCAAAGACAACAGGCTGCCCTTGCTGTTGCGTTACGCAATACGACAAACGCCACAGATGAACAAATTGCCTCAACTGTTCGTTATCTTGACGCCCTAGAACTTCAAGTCGGCGTCAATAACAATGAGTTGATTCCTAGCCTTCAGAAATTAACACAGGCAACAGGTGACATTTCACAGGCACAGGCACTTCAAGCACTTGCCCTTGATGTCAGCGCAGGAACAGGCAAATCACTCATCCAAGTAACGGATGCAATGGTTCGCGCCCTTGGCGGAAATATCGGCGCACTCAAAAAATTAGGTGTTCCACTTGATGAAACAATCGTCAAGAGTAAAGACCTTAACAAAGCCCTCGGTGTTCTTGGAAGCACCTTCGCAGGCCAAGCTGAAAAGCGTGCGCAAACTTTTGAATTTCAACTTGCCCGCCTTCGCCTACAATTCGATCAGACGCTTGACGCTTTAGGTTATGCTCTCATTCCTGTTTTGCAGGATTTGGCAGAGATGATTCGCCTTGAGGTCTTGCCTGCCTTTGATGCGTTTATTGCTCAAAACAAAGATGAAATCGCTGAGGCTCTTCGTAACTTCGTAGAATTTGCAGTTGGCGCAACTCGCGCACTTGCCAAGATGTTCGGTGTTATCGCCCGAAATCAGGGTGCTTTTGAAGCCTTTGCCGCAATACTCGTCGGCACCTTTGTCGGTGGCAAGGTCGCTGCCGGAGTTCAAATACTTATCTCGGCATTGACACTGCTCACGGGAACATTTAAGAAGCAAGCGGCCGCAGGCACCGCAGCAGGCGTTGCCACAGCCTTTGCAACTGGCGGTCTATCTGCTAGAGCAGCAGCCGCAGGCGTTTTGGCATTTGCAGCAGCAGCCGGCATAGCTTTTATTAAACTTAGAGATTTGACTTCGGGCTTTGAACAAAATGGCAAGGTTGTTCAAAAACAATCACAAGTCGTTGCAGAACATCTCAAAGATTTAGAGCGTTTGGCAGGTATGACCGCCAAGGCTACTGGCACAGGCGCTTTTGATACCAAAACAACAGATGAAGCAATTAATCTTGAAGCCGCTCGACAGAATTTGTTACGCGAAAACAACATTGAAGAAGCCGCACGAATTGCATTGAGGCAAGAAGAACGAGAGCAAATCAAGGCCACAATTGCCGAGGCGCAAAAATATCAAGACATTTTGTTGGCTCTATCTGACACCAAGATAACTAGCGAAGAAATTGCAGTCTTGGCCGCTAAGTGGGGTCTATCAACTGAGGCTGTCAAGAATTATCTTGCACAGTATTTTGCGGTTGCAGATCAAAAAATTACTGACGAAGAAATCAAGTTATTAGCAGCAGCGTGGGGTCTAACAACCGAACAAGCTGAAAAATATCTTGACTTCATCAAGGCACTAAAAGATTCCAAACTCTCCCCCGAAGAAATCAAAGATTTGCAAGACAAATGGGGAATGACAGTTGCGGAAATTGAGAAGTATGCGGACTTCGTTCTCAAAGTTCGTGATTTCAAAATTACCGATGACGAAGTCAATGCACTTGGAAAAGCATGGGGATTGACTGACGCTCAAGTCCTCTCATATCTTGCAAACATTGGCGTTCCATTTGATTACAATGGCAAGTTCATTGATCCTGTTAATGGCATCGGTAAGGCTTGGAAAGACACGACAGGCGCAGTTGACGCTTACATCAAAAGTGTTGGCGATGCCGACACTGCGCTCGGAGTTTTAGCAACTAACGCAACAAATAATGCGGCAACAGTCACCACTGCTCTTGGTAATGCCACCGCAGCCGCAGGTGCTTTGGCTACCGCAGCAGAAGGAGCATTGGCAATTGCAGACGCGGCACAGGCAGCCGCCGAAGGCGCAATCGCAACCGCGCAGTTGGCATCAGCGCAAGCAGAGGCAGCAAGAGCAGCAGCCGAAGCAGCCGCCGCCGCGATTGTTGAGGCAGAGGCAGCAGCAGCCGCCGCACGAACGGCCTCTCCAAGTTTGCCACCGCTAGTTTCCCCTGGTGATTTTGGCTCAAATACTGTGACAGGCTCCATCGCAAGTGGCGACTATGAATCAGGCATTTTTGGCCCGAACGCAGGCAAGGGAACAACTGTCAATGTGACAGTCAATGGCTCTGTGATAAGTCAAGACGATTTGATTAGCACTGTGCGATCAGGATTGCTCACAGGTATTGGCTCAGGCCAAGTCACCACTTTTGATCCAAGAGAAATTCCATAATGTCAGCGCCAGTTCTCGGAATTTCAATTGACTTCGCCAATGGCCCTGCCTTTGGCATTCCCCTCATTCTTGATGACCCATCCACGCCACTTGGCACAGGTATTTTGGCCGATGGCCCTGCCGATGTTGTGGATGTTTCAAATATCGCAATTCAAGTTGCCACTCGTCGCGGTCGCAATCGTATTCTTGGCAAATTTGAGGCAGGAACGGCCACTGTCGTTCTCGTTGATGAGAATGGCGATTGGAACCCTGAGAACACATCCTCGCCCTACTATGGCAAACTCTTGCCACTTCGTAAGATTCGCATTTGGGCAGATTATGATGACGGCGTCACAACAACTCGTTATTATCAATTCTCAGGCTATATCACGAGCTATGACAACACCTTCAGGGTCGGCACAGATGCCATTCAGACCGTGACCTTGCAATGTGTAGACGCTTTCCGTCTGTTCAACAATGTCAGCATTTCAACTGTAAGTGGAACGCCTGCGGGCCAATCATCGGGGGCTAGAGTTGACGCGCTTTTAGATAGCGCAGCATTTCCAACCTCAATGAGAAATGTAGATGCCGGTGATTCGACCTTACAGGCCGACCCTGGCACTCAGCGCGACCTTTTGAGCGCCCTTGGAAATGTTGCCGAAAGCGAATTTGGCGCCTTCTATATGGACAACGAAGGCAACGCCACCTTCCTATCACGAAGCACTTTGGCAGAAAAGGCGGATCAAACTCCAACTGTCTTCACTGACACAGGCACAGGTTTGCCTTATGTCAACCTCGACCTTGCCTATGACGACACACAGATTTTCAATGATGTCACAGTGACCAGGGCAGGCGGAACGCCTCAGAATGTGCAGTCAACATCCTCAATTGAGACTTACTTTATCCACTCAGGTTCAAGGTCAGGAATCTTGGTTGAAACTGACCAAGAGGCTTTGGATCAAGCAACGATGATTCTCAACGCCAAGGCCAATGCGGTTTTTCGTATTGACTCCATCACGTTGAATCTCAAAGATACGAGCGATTCGGCTCTCGTAACTGCGGGCCTTGATTTGGACATTTTCAACCTCATCAATGTCACCAAGACGACACCAGGGGCATCGTCGGTGACTCTTGAACTCTTCGTTCAAGGCGTTCAACATGATATTTCCAACCGAGTGTGGACAACAAAGTTGCTCACGGCTGAACCTATAATTCAGGCATTCATTTTGGATTCCGCAACCCAAGGTGTGCTTGACGGAACGCAAGGCGTTCTTTCATACTAAGGAGAAACGATGGCAGGCGCAGGATATAAGTTATTCAACACCGGCGATGTGTTGACGGCAGCTCAAGTGAACACTTACTTGATGCAACAGACTGTGATGGTCTTTGCTAACTCATCAGCTCGAACAACTGCTCTTTCAGGAGTGTTGGCCGAGGGAATGTTGTCATATCTACTCGACACAAACGCAGTTGAAAAATATGATGGCTCATCGTGGTCTGCAATTGGCACAGGCGACATTGAAGGCGTCACCGCAGGCACAGGTCTGTCAGGTGGCGGAACATCAGGAACAGTCACACTGAGCATCGCTTCTGCACAATCAGATTTAGTCATCAAAGGTTTTGAAGAAGATGTCAATGTGGTCGCCTCTGCTGCCACAGGCACAATCAACTTTGACGTGGCAACTGCGTCGGTTTGGTAT